TCATAGCAGCCCGGTCTTCACATCCCGATTAGTGATAATCAGCTCGCGCGCTTGCTTTGCAGCACACGCTGCAACGGTGTACTTCAATGACACCTCGCGGAAATTGAATGCGGCGAACAGGTCGCGCACTTCGGGCCGGTCGTTGATTGATAGCACGAACGCGCCTTCGATCGCGCCGAGCGCATCGGCGATCAGGGCGAATTGATTGCGGTCAAACATGCCTTTGCCATAGTCGTCTTCACCGCCCCAATATGGCGGGTCGAGGTAGAACAGCGCCGATGGGCTGTCATAGCGGGCCAGCACGTCAGCCCAGTCCAGGTTCTCGAACACGACGCCGTCAAGGCGCGAATGCGCGGCGTCAAGCAGCGGTTCCAGCTTTGTCAGGCTGAACCGTGGCGACGTGTCCTTGGACACGCCAAAGACGCCACCCACCTGCCCGCCAAACGCCAATCGCTGCAGAAACAGAAAACGTGCGGCGCGCTCTAGATCCGTCAGCGTTGCGGGATCACATAGGCGCAGCCGCTCAAATTCGCGCCGGGACGCAATCTGAAACCGCATTACCTCCATAAACTGGGGGTAATGGCGCTGCAGGATGCGAAACAGATTTGTGATTTCGCCGTTCAGATCATTCATGACCTCAAGGCGCGGACGCCACTGACGGCGCAAGAACACACCACCCATGCCCACGAATGGCTCGACATAGGTTTGGTGCGGAATTGCATCGATTACTTCGATGATCTTTTGATTTAGGGCCTTCTTGCCGCCAAGCCACGCAGCTATAGGTGCAGCGGGTGACACTTTAGTCATTGTCATGGTTGTAGATTCCAGAATATCAGGGCCGCACTCTCGCGAGAGTCGGGCGGCATATTCTGTTTGGGATGTCGGCGCAGCTGGGTTCCAATCAGGCTGCGTGGTGGTCGTAATTGGCCACCCCCGCCCGAAGGCGGATTTGGCATTGGTTATCGATCGGATTTCGGGGCAGCTACGGCGTCACTGCGCCCTGCCCCAACGCCCGCACGTAATCTTGCAGCCCTATGACTGTGGCGCGGAGCTTGTCAGCGCGGTGTGCCATGTCTCGATATTTTCCTGTGCATTCGGCAAGGAGGGATCGGGCGCGGGCTGCATCAAGCTCGCCGGGGGCGCCGGGATCTGCACGGGCGTTGGCGTCACGTATGGTTTGGCGCAGCCGCTCAACGCTATCGTCAGCAGCAGTAAGCCGCGATTGCATCGCATTGCGTTCCTGTTCGGCATTTTCGGCCACCCTTTCGACGGCCCGCATCAGGGCCTTTTGTTGTTCCGCTGCGGCTGCCTCGGCTTCTGCATAGGCAACGGCATATTCACCCTGTGCCCGCGCATAGCCGCGTTTGTCGCCCAGCAGCTGGCCACCCGCGAAAACGCCACCAAGGGCCACAATGGCCGCGAGGATCAGTGACAGGCGGTTCATGCCGGATAAGGCGTGTCACGGATGCGCGCCCAATTCTTGAATGCCGCTTCAAGCTTTGTGTGATACCCGTACCGGGCATAGCCTGGACCGTTGTAACCGCGCGCAAAGCCGCGCCAGTCGTGCGACCGCAGTTCGTCATCAAGGCCCGCATTGACGATGAACATCACCATGCCCGCCAGCTGCGCCTCTTCGTCGGCCGCAAAGGCTTTCACCATCGCTTCGGCACTGGCGAACCCTGCCAGCCCCGCGTTGAACCCCATCATTTGCGGCAAGCCCCAAGAGGTCGACCGCAGGGCCGCGTCACGGTCGATCACGATTGCGGCTTCGATGCGCGGATAGCTGTCGCGCGGGTAGCGCTTTTCACCCCACCGGCGATAGGCAAGCCCCTGGGCAACAGCCGCGTCACGCTTGGCCCCCTCTCCCAATTGGCGGTAAAAGATATGCGGCTCAAACAGCGCCTTGAGCCGCCCCTTCGCGTCAAAGCCCGACCCCGACGCCTCAACATCCAGCACCGCGTGAATTTCGTCTTCACCCACGCCGATGGTCGCACCGATGCGCGGCAGGTCGATGTCATCAAGCCGCTTCGCTTTGCCCTTCCAGATGTTCATAGCGGAACCTCGCTTGTTGTTTGCGTGAAATCTTTGCAGGTGAACGGGGTATCAAACGCATTGCCAAGCCGCGTAACCCCGTCATAACGAAGGCAGATGCGAAACGGCGCACTTGGCCGGCCACATGAAAGCGGATCGCTGCTTTCTGCCCAGCTATCCCACGACCAAGGCTTTCGAACAGAGAGGTTCGGGCTGTAGGGGTAGCTCTTTGTCGATCGGTATGAGCAGACGACCTGGTCATCTGTTGTGCGCGTTTGCAGCGTAAAATGCGCATGCACGGGGCGGGCAGCGACGGCACGATAAAGCACGTGCCAATCGCTCGCATCGGCAACAAACTGAAAATCGGCAATGACGCTGTCGCTCAGGTCTTGTCGCTTTTCAACGGTTCGCGCGATTGCCGGCCAAAGAACAAAGATGAGCAGGGCCATGAACAAGCCCACCCTGCCCGTTTGCCACATCGTTTCGCCCGGCGTTTCCGTCGCTTTGCGGATCTTAAGCACTTCCATTGTTTGCATCCTTCTCGTCAACAAACCGCCCAATAATCATCGTGCCAAACAGGCCTATGGCAAAGGCGATGCCGCGCGTGGCCTTATCGCCAGACAGCACCTCACGCAGGAAGCTGTCGTCGCCTTCGCTGTTGAGGTAGGTAGCGATCAGCGGGCCGCCCAATGTGTCCAAACCAACGGCCAGTAAGACGCCCAGTGGCACCCACGACAGGTTTGAGGTCCATTTGACGCGACTGGACCCGACCCAGCGTGCCATGCCACCCAAGCCGCCATAGACCGCCGATTGCATCACGGTATCTGGAAACACATCACCAAACATGGCCATCGACGCCGAACTCACGCCAACGCCAAACAATGTGTTGAGTGTCAAACCACTTGGCATCAATAATGCCCCCCGTCCTGAGAATTGAGAAAACCGCCCAGCATATCGGCCAGCTCGCGCCGCCATACGTCAGGGGATGTCTTGTGCCGTTTCAATCGGGATGTCGTGAAAAACTCGCGCGGCCATTCGCGGAAAAGAACCGTGCAAACGGTCCAGTTGTGCAGCGTGTTGAGCACCGCGAAAAACACCAGATAGGGCGAGGCGACATACCACCACCACAGCAGGTGCCCCAGCTTGCGATCCATCCAGTAGCCCAAGGAATAGACCACGTAGACCAGGGCGATGGCGGGTCCAAGCAACATCAGCCCAAACACTGGCACAAACCCGATCAGGCGGGTGTCAGCTTGCATGTTCATGGCCAGTGCACATCGTCTGCAAAATCGGCGGGGATTGGGTCGGAGTTGGTCAGGATCGTAGCGGCACCCATGATTACACCCGTTGCCGCCGCAAACGCCGCATTGAGAGTCAAAACACGGTCGGCCATCTGGTCAACGGTGAACCCGCGCGCACCAGCAAGGCTTGCCAGCATAGGCGTGGGTGCCATGTTGTCGGCCTTGTATGCCGTGGCCTCACTAACCTGCACAGGCCACGTTTCGCGTTCTGGGCGCTTATACGTTGATACAAGCGCTTCCATACGGCGGTCGCGTTCAGCTTCGATCCGTTCAATCAGTTGCGCTGGTGGCAACGTGCGATCCGCGACATCCTGTTTGGTTAGATCAACACGCTCTTTGGCAACCTTGCCCGCGTTCTTGCGAATGACGACTTTCATTAGCGATACCCCCGCACAGTGATGTTGCCGTTTTGGGACGTTCCAGGAAACACGAACCGGATAGCATCGTGGGCTTCCTTGGTGTCGTACCGCCCGCCCGCAGATGAGGTGCGGCTGCTGTCAGACCCAGCGATGCTGCTATGAGCGGTGTATTGCGCCGCGTCATTAAAGTTGAACAATCGACCACTTCCGCTGGCATAGTCCGAACTCGTGCGGATAACGCCAAAACTGCCAGTGACAGACGACGACGATACACCGTCGACAATCCCGCCGACATAACCAGTTGTTCGCCAACTTGTGCCATTGTTGTGGGACACCTGGATATCGAAACCCCCATCTGCGTTTGTGTCTACAGTGATGTCGTACTCAATGAACCTGTAATCGCCAAGGTCCAGAAATTCGACGGTCGAAGCCGCGCCATCTATGGCGTGGTCAAAAGTAAATTCATCGTAAACGTTGGCCCGACGAAACGAAATTCCACCCGCGCCGTCTGTGGCCAAGACCTTGTCTTCGTCGCTGTCAGCGGTCGGCAACGTCAAAGCGGCGAGGAAGGCGGTCAGGTTGGCCGACTGAGCCTTTGTTTCGGCATGCACTTGCGCCACCCAATCGGTGAACACCAGCGGATCCCCGGTCCCGGTGCGCGTATAGATCTCAACTGCGGAGCCGCTAATGCTGACAATTTGCGTGATGCTGGCTCCGCCGCTATATGCGCGCTTCACAACTTGCACCGTGGCGGAATATCCAGTTGAGGCACCAGACGCCAACGGGCCATTAACCCAGTCGCCGGTGATCGTGTGGTTGCCGCTTTCGATGAGCGCACCGGTGTCAAAGTCACCGCCGTCCGGATCGGTATCATCAGTAACCGGCGCATCGCCCAACAGCTCTTGCAAATCCGCGACAGCGTCGACAAGCGTCTCTGCACCTGCCAGCGCTGCATTCATCCAATCCAGGTTGGCGTTGATGCCCGGAATAATGTCGGAGGCCATGTGTTCAAACACATAGGTCGCGTCGGCATGAAAATTTGTCTCATCCGCTACATCCGGGATGCGACCTGCATCAAAGTTAACGATCGGCGTGCTGGGCATTAGCTGACCCCCTGTGTTGTGATTTCAAACATGAAGTTATTGGGGAGCTCTGCTGGCAGCTCCCAATCAGTGATGAAGCCGTAGTTGATGAACTGCTCCCATCCGACTGCGGCAAAAGTCACAACGCGCAACCCATCAACGCTGTCGAGGAACTGCGCCTTTGCGCCAAATCCAGCGCGCTCTGCGGCAATCGCATAGGTGACATCGCGCGCAATCGCCCGGCGTGTGACAGTCACATCGCCAAAGTCATTTGTTTCGATCTTCGTGAACGTGCGACGGCGCAGCTTTGTGGCGCCATCCATCAGTGATGTTCCAATGCGAACAACCCGCCCCACGACCAGCTCACCCAGTGCAGGCGCATCGCCATTGATGGTGATCCGAATGATTGACCCCGAAAATCCGGACAGACCCGTCAAGACAAGCCGGTCTGTGCTGGCATAGAAGGTTGTGTTCAGCCAATCCCACCAGTTATTGACCGGCTCTGCACCGGTAAAGATCGTCGCAACCTCGGTGGTTGTCGGCCCGGTGATGATCTCAACGGTCGTTTCCGATGCCACCAATCCGAACATAGCAATGGCCGTGAACCGCTCGGACGCCGTTACCTCAATGACAAGTGGATCCGTGCCAGTTGTCTTGGTTGATGGCGATGCGTCCATGAACTTGCGAATGTTGGTGGCACCCCGCAGCACCCAGCGAACACCCGTCAATTCTTGCTGTTCGAGCGACGGATCAAGCCCCAGATTGCTGTCAATCGATGAAACGTAGACAAGCCCATCCTGCATGACGGAATCGCCAAAATCATAAGTGGTTCCGATGTCCCAAACGGGCGCATCATCTTCCAGCTCGCTGATGCTAGTGAGCGTGAAATCGACAGGCTTAATGACTTGCATAGTTATCCCAAGCTGCTTTGAAAATTGCTGTCGGCGGCAGCATTGGATTGCTTGACCAGTTCCTTTTGCATCTTTTCCAAAAGGTCGGACTGTCGGCGCAATTCAATGTTCTGCGCTGTGATCAGGTCTTGCGAAATCTTGCCTTGGTTCGCGGCCTCATAGGCGATCTTTGCATCAAACGCTGTGGCATATCCTGATGCATCCAATTGATATGCGCCGCGCATTTCCAACGCAGCGCTTTCCAATGCAAGCGCCGCATCAGTGACGCTGTCGAACACCGGTGCCAATTGGATCAGGCTTGCCGCGAGATCGGTGTCACCACCCTGCATCGCGGTCTCAACCATTTCGCGGAACGCTGCGTTGGTATTAGGGACAAAATCCACGCCCAGCCCTGCAAGGCTTTCAGTCAAGCGCGCCGTGGCGTTGGCGAGCTTCTCTTCATCGGTATAGAACTGATCGTAATAGGCAGTCGTTGCTGTGCCGAAGTTTTCGAGCGACCCAAACAGATCCGCGAAATATGCTGCAGCATCGGCGCCAGCCAGCGACACATTGTAGGCATTGAATCCAAGGTCGCGAAATACATCGTTCACCGTCACCAGTGCCGTTGATAACCGCGTCAGCGCCGTATAGGCGCCCTCGCCCATCATTGTGAATTCGTCCAGCCCATCAATCTGCGCGGCCATTCTGTCGCCAAGGCCTTCAAGCGCGTCGGCGATTGCAGCTTCTTTGGCCGCTTCGTCGAGACCTTTCAGCGAGACCTTGAATTGGTGCGTAAAGCCGTCAAACACATCCGACGAAATACCAAGTGCCTCGGTTGCGGAAACCACCCCATCCTGCACGCCGCGCACCGCATCATTGAGCGGATTGCTTTCCCCTTCGGACAATGCGCTATATTTGTAGCTGGTCTTTTTCGACAGCCCCCAGAACTTGCTTTTCTGGATCTTCTCAAAACTCTCGAACATGGCGCCTTCCATGTCGATGGTCGCGCGAATGCCGCTGTCTAACAGTTTGGTCTTTGTCTTGAAGAACGACACCGCTGCTGCGGCAATGCCGATCACCGGCAAGGCCGCGCCAATGCTGGACATCAGACCCGCACCGCCGCCAATGCTACGGAACAAGCCGCCAATGCCGCCGCCCGCCCCGAACGTGCCGGCTAATGTATTGCCAAGCCCACCCATGAGGCCACTACCACCCGCAAGCCCGCTAAACCCAGCAGCAAGGCCCCCACCGCCTGTCAGCGCGCCCATGATGCCACCGGACCCGCCCATGCTGCCCATCAGGCCGGAAAACAGATCTCCGCCCAATCCGCCAGTAGCACCAGCGATCCCACCCCCACCGATACCGAGCGCCAACTTGATAGGGTTAGAGATTGCAAATTTGATCGCCTGTTTGATTGTGTTTTTGACGATATCGAGCAGGCCAGAAAACCCATCCTTAAAGCCGTCCAGCGTGTAGTTCAAAGCGTTCTCAAATCCCTCTTGGAAAGTCTCGGTGAATGCACTGGTCGCACCCTGCGCGGCGCGCAACTCTTCCGCCAAACCTTCCACCGCAAGCGCATATGCACCGTCAGACAGGCCAGCCAGCTTGAGCGCATCCAGTTCCGCCATCCCGCGTGTGTATTCGCGCATCGGATCGGCTGCATCTTCGAGCACGCTAATTTGCTGCCGCAAGGCGTCCGTTGTGGACTTTACTCGTGAAGCACCACCGCCCGATCCGCTATTTAGGCGCGCCAACCAAGCGTCCACATCGCGCGTGTTCCATGAAAGGAAGTCACCGCCAAATTCGCGCGGATCACCGCCACGACCGCCGCCCGCGCCGACCGGCGCTTGCTGCTGACCCAGCGCATTCATGCGCGCCGCAAGTTCAACTGAAATCCCCAACGCCGCAGCAAGACGTGCGGCACTCGCTTCAGCTTCAGAGAAATTTATGCCCTCGGTAAGTACCGCGAGGCGCTCTGTGAGATCAGTCGCTGTGATAACCTCGCCATCAAATGTGACCATGCCGTCAACGGCATTTGCAATCGCCTCGCGAATGCGCGCCACAGTTTGGGCAGCTTCATCATAGTTGCTGTTGAGCGTACTTTGAATCGTACGTAGCTCCTGCATGTGCTGCAAGATCTCGACAGTTACTGCCTCTTGCTCCTCATACGCATCTGTGCCCGCACGGATGTTACGCAATTTGGCCTGCTGGTCTCTGTAATCGTACTGCGCCTCTGCCATCTGCAGAGCAATTACCGCATTGGCTTCTTCCCGTTTGGCGTCCGCCGCGCGAAGGTGTGCTTCGGCTTCCGACAACGTAGCCAACGCGGCAGACTGTGTCATCGTGGTGCCAGTGCCCATCAAGGTAAATAGCGCGTTCGCTTGGGTAATTTCATCACCCATTGCCAATGTCACGTTATCGATAGCACGCGCCGCATTTGACTTGGCAAGCTCTAACCCCTGCACGCCCTCGACCAATGAGACAAACCCGGTTGCGGCACCCTCCAACGCAGGCGCAAGCGAACCAGCGATCCGATTTCGGAGCGCCACCATTGTTTCTTTTGCTTCGTTCATCGCCATGTCTGCGCGATGCAACGACACAACGGTGCTGTCATCCATCACAGAACCAAGCGCGTCCGCACTGCCAGCAAGGCGGTTCATTTCAGTGGCGTTGTCGCGAAGCAACGGCAGCAACAACGTGCTGTCACTGGCCATTGCCTCCATATAGAAGGTCATTTCGGCCTGTGAGAGATTGGCCTTTTCAAGGCTGCTAATAAAGAGCTGCAATGACTGCGGACCCGATAGATTGCGAAACGCATCGGCTGTGATTCCGACTTTGGGCGCAACGTTCTCAAAGAAGTCAGCCATCGGACCGCCGCCGGTCGTTAGAAAGTCGCCAACGCGGTCATTCACATCCTTAAGAATGTCCGAGAGCTTTTCCTGCTCAATACCTACTGTTTTCGCACCGACTGCCCACAGCTGGAAAGACCGAGGCGTCGTGTTCGCGACCTGTGCCAGCCGTGTAATCTCTGTTGCCGTCTTGGACGCCGAAACAGTGATGCCCGCCATAGCTGTGCCTACCGTCGCAGCCACACCTGCGAACGCAAGAAACCGCTTTCGCGCAACGTTAAGGTCTCGATTTGTCCGGCTGAGGCCACGCTGGAACTGGGCACTATCAAGCCCAAGATTAACGCGAAGGCTGCCGATAACTGATGATGTCATATCGTAAGTTCCTTGTAGATTCAGCAAAACAGCCCTAGCGTGCAAAGCTTGAACTTTTTGGAGAAACGCTGTGTGGAAATTCGTAACTGTGGGCGTGTTGGGTTTGGTTGCAGTTGGAGCCTGGGGCTATGTCTACAACGGTGATTGCAGTAAGAGATCGCTGTACAGCGCCTTGAAAACAGTTGCGGCTGAACAACTTCGATCACCCGCCACAGCTACTTTTGAAGATGCGAATGGCGCAATTACGCTTTATAGCAAGGATCAATGTTCGATCATTGTCGATGGATTTGTTGACAGCCAAAACGGATTTGGCGCGACCGTAAGGAGCAGTGTGAGCGGCGTCGCCAAGTACGCAGGTGGCGACTATGAAGTGAACGTCTTCGTGACTTCCCGCTAACCCTTCGATCGCAACGCCAACGCAATAAATGCCCCGCGTGCTCTTGCTTGCTGCGCCTCATCTGAAACTAGCTCAGACTTGGCAGAAACAGCTTGATACTTCGGCATCTTCTTTGGGTCGTGCTGCGCAAAGATGAACAGGTTTGACAGCTCATAGTTGCGGATGCGCGCCGCCTCATGGTCCTGTTTGTCGCGGGCACGGACCGCAGTGACAATCCGAATGACCTCGGCTGGTGTGAGTTCCCAAAACAGCAGGTACTCTTGGCGCGCATCAATCCACGCGCCAAGAAGATTATCTATGTAGTCGGTTTTTTCGGCTTGGCGGCTTTCGCCGCTCTCCCGTTTCCCACCGCATCCCCATCACTGGGCTGCGGGAATGCAAGCGCGGCAGCTTCAGACACCTTCTCAAGCGCTACTGCAAACCCAACTTCATCCATCAGATCGCCTGCCTTCTCTGGCGTCATGTCTTCGATGTGCGAGACACCAGCCCAGAACAGATTGCGCATACGGCGCACGTCGCTCTGGCTGGTCTGCAACGCGGCGATTCCATCCAGAAACGACTCCCCCGAATGGTCTTGATAGCGAACCATCGCGTTTGTGGTGACGCGCACGTCGTAGTTCGTGCCGTCGACCAAAAGCGTCACGCCGCCGCGTTTGCTGTTCATTAAGCCGCAGTGCCTTTCGTCCAGGTCACATCGCCCGTTGTGCGGATGCTGATGGCCATACCAATCAACGCGCCGACATCATTGGCTTCGAGGGATGGGGTCGGAAACCCGCGAAACTCGAACTTGTCGCCAGTTGATTGTGACGGCTGCGGTTTAAGCGTGCAGCGGTAATAGATCGCGGCAGGTGCGGCCTGATCGGCCAGCTGCTGTTCATAGCCGGCGGCAGTGTAGCCAGCAGGCACGCTAATCACGCCAGCGTCCTTCAAGCCTTTGACGTATTCTTTAAACCCGTTCGGGCTGTCCAGCGAGGTTGCTTCCTGATATTCCGTTTCAACAATTGGGATTGCGACGCCCTTGCATTCCGGGATTGTATCCCAAGCTACGCCGTCAGTAGAGCGCTCTACGGTCGCGCCATATGCAATAATCTGTTCGCTCATGAGAGCCTCCTAAGTGTTTGTGAATTGGACCATAAAGTCCATTGAAGTGCGGTAGGGCCGTTCCGCATCATTTGATCCGCCCTCACGGCTGTCCCGCGATCCCGCGAGAAAGACGCCCTGAAACGCGCCGTTCTGATAGCCGCTCAAGAGCGACCGCACAGCGCGCGACAATAGTTTTGCAGCGCCGTAGCTGTCCGCATAGCAATCGACCTGCACGCGCGCCTCACTGACGCCGTTTGGCCCTTGCAGCGTGTACCCTTCGCTGTCGCTGATCGTGGTCAACACGACAGCAGGAAATGGCTGGCCTTGCGGGTGTGTGCCAAAGTTGACGCGGTTCGCGACATGGCTTGAAATCCCGCCGTCGTTCAACAGCAGCGCGCGCAATTGTTCTTCCATGTCGGCTTACCCCTTGGCTGCTTTACGTGCGGCACGCTTGCGTGATTTTTCAAACTCATCCCAAAGATGACGTCCCAGCCGATCCAAAGTTGGCTTCACTTCAGCGTCAAAGGCGGGGCGTGCAAACGGCTGTGCGCCGTGGTTCACGTTGCCAAATTCTTGGTTCCAAGCAGCGGGATCTGGCCCCGGCCCGACAAACATCTCCACCGCCGCGCGGTCATCGCGAAACATCTTGCGGTGCAATCCGGCCTGCCGCTTCGACAACTTCGATCCGATAGTTACAGAATCTGCCAGCTCATCTGTCGCCGTGTCGCCGCGTGGCGCTAGGTCTTGCATCAGATCCTTCATCGGTGTAGCGGCAATCTTGAGTGACCGACGCAATACCCCCTTGCCCGCGGATTTTGTCAGTTTCGCCAGCTCACGCTCAAGTTCGCTAAAACCTTCAAGCTTAACCGTTGCCATTGCTCACCTCCGCACCTGCGGTGATCTCCAATCGGTCATTACGCCCGATCTCTTTGATCCCGAAAATCTCAAACGCGACACCGCGATAAACAAGCCTGTCCTTGGCGGTCAGATCGCGCGTGAAGGCCGATGACCGAACAACAAAGCGCGCGGTCAGCGAGGCTGATACATTGCCCGCACTCATCCGTTCACCGTCAGAGACATCTTTCTTGCTGGCCCACACCGGGCCACCATGATCTGCAAACGCTTCGACCTCTTGAAATCCATCATCGACCAATGCTGCGCGGCGAAATTGAATGCGCCGGTCGAGTGATCCTGCGCGGTGGTCATTCATGGTTGCACCTCTTGACGGTTAATCGGCGGCGCGGCGTTCATGCCAAGCAACGCAGGCCCGACAGCAGATCCTTCACGGCGTGCGGCAGCGCTGAACCAGCCCCGCCATCGGCTGTTGGTTCGCGGTGTTCGTACCAGTGGCACGTCAGCAGTCGCACAGCTTGATCTGCTTCGAACGGCCATCCGTCTGGAAACTCAGTGTCCAGATCACGACGCAGATACCGTGAGACATAGGCCTGCGCCGCTGATAGATACCGACCGATGACGGTGTCTTCATCGGCATGGTCCACCCGCAAGTGGGCCTTGATATCCGCGAGATTAACGGCGCTGGCCATCTTATTTGCCGTCCTTGTCAGCTGCGGCTTTATCGGCGGCAGCCTTGTCAGCTACGGCCTCGTCAGCGGCAGCTTGGTCGGCGGCAACCTTGTCAGCAGAGGCCTTGTCAGCAGCTTCCTTTTCAGCCGCAATCGTTGCAGCCGAAGCTACAACCTCGTGGCCCTTGGCGTTGATTTCAGCCAGTGCCTTTTTGCTGATCTTTTCAGCAAACTTGCGTTCCAGCAGGTTATCCGCGTCCCGCTTTTGAAGGTGCTTCTTTTCGTCGATTTCGTAGATCACACCGCAGCGGTATGTTCCCGAGACGCAGCTTTGGCTGCGAAGCATTTTGATAAACATAATTGGCCCCTTGCCATTGGTCATTTGAATTTGCCGGGAAGCAACAGGCCGCCCGGCAATGTCACGTCAGCGCCGCGCTTATGCGAAGGTGAAGTCGCCAGTCACCAACGACGTTGGGCGTGTGACGGCCAGCGCGAGGCGCTTTGTCGATTTCACAGTGACCATGCCAGTGACGAAGTTCTGATCGTGCTCGGTCGAAATCAGGATCTCGTTTTGCTGGCGATCATAAAGCTTGGCCGCCATATACATTGACCCGACCAGCCATTCCCCTGCGGTCATGGTGTTGCTTTCGACAACGGGCAGGCGCCACAACGCAGGTGAAGCCGCTGTGCCAGGAACACCAAACAAGAACGCGCCGCCCGCAGTTTCGCGCATCAATTCAATTGCGGCCCAATCTGTCGGGTTCAGGACAATGCCGTCAGCCGCATAGTCAGCCAAAGTTACCTGCAAAATGGCAAGGCGCAGGCGCTCGATGCGATCCGTGTTTGGAAGGCCGGCCGCAGCAGAAAACGCAGTTGCTTCGGTGATCAAGCCCGACAGGTTTTGACCCGTACCGTCGCCGCTGAGCGTTTGCGCTTCTTCTGCCAAGTCGGTGCCATAGGCCAGTTCACCATCGATTTCGCCCGCAAGCTGGTCGCTATCAGCCAATGCTTCTTCGCTGACATTGATGTGATGGCCAATTTTCTTGACGCTTGCCTGCGCGATTTCCCAGCCGTAATCCGATTCAGGAAGCGCCGCGCCCTCGGCAGTCATTGCCGCATTGTTGGTCCGCAAGACCTGCTTGGAATAATCAACAGCGTTGGATCCGGTTGGCACCACATTCAGCAGGTTCCGGATGAACAATTGACGACGCGGCAAATTCACCGGCGTCTTGTCGCGTTCAGACCAGATCAGACCGCCCGCATCCCCGGACACAGACGTGATCGCGGCTTTCGGGTCATATTTGAACTGGCCTTGTGCACCACCTGCAATATGCGCTTTGAACGCATCGCTTTCAGCCATTTCGCGGCCAGCAGACACCCGATCCGACTTACCACGACCGGAACCGGCAATCGCCTGCGCCAGATCGAGGTTTGCGGTTTCAAGCGCTTCAATCTGGCCTTGTAGCTTCTTTTGTTCGCCAGATGCCGCGTTGTAATCAGCTAGCACCTTATCGATTGATGCCTTCAACTCATCCGTCAGCTTTTCGCCTTTGGCAGCAAGTTTGAGCGCCTCTTCGGCTTTTGGCATGACATCTTCACGCAATGCCTTGATGCTCGCACCAACTTCCGTCAACTGCGCAGACACACCGCCCGCATCAGCGCGCGGTGCTTGCAGCAGGCCGTCAGGAGTGTTTGCGGCATGCGCCATCAAGGCGGGCACTGAAAGCGCCGCCGTCATCATCGTCTTTTTCATTGGATTATCCTTTGAGTGATTTAACTTGCGCAAGAAGGTCGGCGACCCCTGCGTCGATTTCGGCAGCGCCAGACATGCCGGATGGGGCAGCGCCAGACTTGCCCCCTTTCAAGCTGGCGAGCAGATCCCGCCCAGCAGATTTCGTAACGCCCGCGCGGGCAGCCATGACATCGAACATGCGCTCTGCGCGCTGTGCCGATGCCGTAGCATCTTCGTCGTGAGACACGCTCACCTGGTCGCGCGGCAGAAAATCGTCAGCAAAGCCAAGATCAACAGCATCCTTGCCACCGATCCAGGTTTCTTTGTCCATCATGTCGGTCAAGCTCTTGACGTCTTGGCCGCTGCGATCGGCGTAGATTTCGGCCATTGATCCATCGAACGGCGCCAGCCAATCTGCCACCTCGCGCAGCGCATGCTGGTCACCCATCGCGATGACCCATGAATTGTGGATCATAAAGAACCCGGATTTGGCGATTTGGATTTCATCGCCGGCCATCGCGATGAATGACGCCGCGCTTGCCGCAAGCCCGATCACTTTGACCGTGACCGCTGCCGGGTGTTCGCGCAGCAAATTGTAGATCGCGAGACCTTCAAACACGTCGCCGCCCGGCGAATTGATTGTGACCGTCACCGGGTTGTCGCCGATGGCACGCAGCTGCGCCGCGATGCGCTTGGCTGTGATCCCGTCGCCCCAAAAATCCTGCCCGATCACATCAAGAATTGAGATCGTGTTCTCGGTTTCAGTTGATGCCAGCAAGTCAGGCGTCCAGCGCGACAGGGCTTGCTGGCTAATATCCGAACGCACACCGGGTTTTGCACCAATGTCAGCGGCTGGTAGTTTGCGCAAAGTCATGTTTCGCTCGCTTTCGTGATAAGTTGTTCCAAACCAGCCATTGCGGTCTGGGCCATGAGTTCATCAGCCGCGCCACCGCGCCGCTCTTCGTTGAGTTTCACACGGGCCTCGTCGCGGCTGATGATGCCGACAGAAACCATCTTGGACAGGAATTCGGACTTCGCTTTGCTGTCCATCTGCATCATCGCGTCGCGGTTCCATTCCCAGTACCAGACATCGCGCTTATTGGCCGGGATCAGGTCACGGTTGATCCGTGCCTCGATCCGCCGCAGCAGCGGGTTGATCCCCATCGTGCGCCACGCCAGCATGATCGATTCAACGCCGCTGCCCCACATCGTCGTGCCTTCGGATGCATGGCCGATGACAATCGGCGGCGTGCCAAACCAGCGGCAAATATCGTCGACTTGGAAACGCCGCGTTTCAAGCAACTGGGCGTCTTCGGGGTTCATGCTGATCTGTTGGTATTTCAGCCCAGCTTCAAGCGTGAGCGTCTTGCCTGCTTTCTTCGATCCGATGAACGTCGAAAGAAGGGTCTGCAAATCTGCGCGCTGTTCCGATGACAATGTCTGATCTGATTGGATAACCCCGCCAACGGTCAAGCCATTGGCAAAGACCGTGCCAGCAGCTTCATCCGCTGACAGGGCTGAACCCAGCGACTGCACACCATAGCGCACCGCCGACAATCCATCGCCGTCACCCGCACCAAAACCCGGAATGTGAAACACCTGATCGGCTGCCAAAGTGCGCAGCCGGCCATTTTCGCGCACCTCAAAAACGACCTTGCCGTCGCGCTTGATCCGGCGCTTGGCATTGAACAATGGGCGCAGGCCCACAAGCCGCCCCCCGATCATCAGCTTTTCATTGTAACCATTACCCTGCAGCAGGATTTGCGCAGTATTGCCTTCCCAAAACTCGAAACCCGTTTGCCCCGGATTTGGTTGCGCCGCGAGAATGCGGGAAAGATCGTTGACGACCTTCTTGCGACCACCATCTGCCTGACGCTCATAAAGCGCGCCGGGCAATGAACCGATCAATCCCGATGTCCGCGCCACACATGCCCAAACCGCCGACAGCTGCAGCACCGACTGCTGATTTACGTTCTGTCCGGACTTCGATACCGCACCAAGCACATTAAGCGCCTGCTGCTGGGTCATGCTCATCCAGCCGCTATCGCCAGCTGCGATTTCAGCACGAACGCCGCGAACGGCTGCTTTGATAAACCGCCTCATGCGACCATCACCGGATTTGCCAGGAACGAGCCAACATCGACAAAGTTGGACTGCGGATTCATATCCATCAGGATTGTCGCATTGAAGAGAGCAATCAGCGGATCAATCTTCGATACCCCTGCCCGTTCTTTGGTAATCATGACGTTGTTGCCCCGCGCTTCCGCTTTTGCATTCCCAACACACCAGGTCATCATCGGTTGCCCCGCATGCAGCAATGTTTTGTCCATCAATCGGCGCTCGATACCTTTGATAGCCCCATTCAATTTGAACCCCTGCCCCACGGCTGCGATCTGCTCGATTGTGAAACCTTCCAAGAGAAGCGCATCAACCAGACCAGCCACGCCCCAAGGGTCGAGGCCGATCGCGCTTTCCGAAGGCAGCAGCCCCGCATCGCGCACCTGGACACAGAGCGCGACCATGCCATCAACATGCGCGCCCGTATCCGCTTCGATAATCAGGTCGCCCGTTTCCGCGAGATCCAGCAACTTCGGTGCGATCTCTTTGCGACGGTCCAACACATCCGGGCTGCACCATGCTTTTGCCCAAGTCAGACGCCGCCCTGTTACCTTTTCGCGCCCCAAGACATTCAGCGATGCAAGGTCATCCGCGCCGCCCATATCGCCCCCCAAAACCGCGACTTCGCAACGGTCCAGAATTGCGGCCAGATCAAGAGCCTCATCCGTGCAGCCCGCCCAATAATCAGCGGCAAGCCATCGCTGGCTGTGCAGCCCGATGCCAATTTCAACATTCAGGTGTTGCGAGGCGAACAGCGCCATCGCATCGGCCCCATCCGCGACCGCCTTTTTGAATTCGTCGCGCAGATAGTCGAGCGACACCGACACATCGAGGTTCGGATTGATCAGGCCCCAGGTTTCCTCGTTGCGCCAAGCCTCATTTTTGGTCATCTGCGGTGGCAGTTCATAAAGCACCGCCAGGACAGGCAGCTGCTCTGTGCCATCGCGTACCGCGCGGGCCCGCATCAATTCGCGCTTGAACTGACCTTGCGGTTCTTTCTTCGACTGCGTCGTGATCGTCAGCAAGAAGCCTTCGGGGCGCGATGCCAATCCACCGCGCAGCTCGGTCATAATCTCGTCTGCCTTTGGCTTTGCGCCCAAGACATGCAGCTCATCGATCAGGATGAACGATGCTTTCGACCCGGTCACCAGATCGCCGTCAGCTGACACAATTGCGATTGTCGCTTCGGTGTTGATCAGCGTGATCATTTTGAGATGCGGCTGCACGTGAAACGTATCGCGCAATACAGGGTCAAGGGCGATGATACCCTTGCAGGTCTTGAACGAAATACTCGCAATCTTTTGCGTCGGTGCGATCAGGAACAACTCCGCCTGTGGCCGGGTGTTCATGATCGTCGCGGTCATGATGATCCCTGCGGCAATCGCAGATTTTCCGTTTTTCTTTGGGACCAGCAAGAAGAACTCGCGCAGCATGCGCTTTTTCAACACCGGATCATATGACCCGAAAATTGTGCGCACCAGATCAAACACCCAGTCTTCGCAAACCTCACCAAACGTGGGACACCCCTCAAGATCAGGGATCCGCATCCGTTTGAAGATCACAAGCGCCTTTTCGGCGACCGCGTCGAACAAAGGCAGTGTCGGGACCAGGCTTTCGCCGCGCACGATCCGCTGTTCCCAATCTGGAACCGCCGTTGACCAATCTGAGGTGCGAACAGGTGCCGCCATCAGTGAGTCATCTTCGCTGGCAAGAGTTCACCCCAGCCGCTGCTCGTCGCCGCATCGTCGGCGGCCTGAACTCTTTGTTGCTTCACGCCAATGCGCGGCGCTTTGGGCAAATCATCCCCATCGCCAAGTTCGGCAATCGCCTTTGCACGGTCGCGGTTGACCATCAGTTTGCCCAATTCCTTGAGCGCAGAAACATTGCCTTCATTCGCTAACTCGGCCAGCTGGTGCACCCGCCACAATTCGAACCGGTCACGCTGCATGTCGCGGCGCTTCAACTCGGAAAAATAATACTTGCGTAAAGTAGGCGAGGTAATCCCCAGACCGTTTGCAATCTCATCCGTGGTCATGCCCATCGCCAGCCCCAAGATCACCTTGTCGGCAGAACTTTTTGACCATTTATGAGCAGGCCTTCCACGACGCCCCGAGGGCAGCGTGACAGCGTCCCCAAAAAGGTCAGTCGTCAAAATATCACTCATGTCGAAAAAAATCTCCGCGTTGCTGGGCGCGGGTCTAGGGAAATCAGGGTTTCTGACTTTTGCCCTACCCCCCTATGCGAGGCCGCGCCGTTCTAAACTTTGCTTTGTGCTGTCGTGATAGGCTTTTGACACTGATTGCAGGTTGTCGATGTCCCAGAACAGTTTCGGGTCACCGCGATGCGGCACCTTGTGGTCGACGACCGCGCTGTCATCGGCAGGGTATGCGCCGACCAGCAGCACGGCCGTTTGTTGGCAAACGTAGCCGTCGCGCTTCAGAACCTTCAGGCGAAGCTTTTGCCAGCGCGCGGTCTTGTACCAAGCGCGCCAGCCTTGGCTGCGGTCACGCGACCGCGAGCGATCCGCATCTGATTGCAGCGGCGCGGCAAGGCGCGGCTTTGCCGAACTCAGACGCGGCTGCGCTGCAGTGAGGCGAACCATAAGGGCGCTCCCAATTTGGTGCGGGGCTTTCCCCCGCCTGGTGCATGATGCACTCCGTTGATTTTCAGATGATCAAACGCAAAGCGCCCGACCGGAATTTCCAATCGGGCGCAGTTATGTTGCTGGCTGTTTAGCAAGGGGGCTAGGATTTCGTCAACAACTATTTTTGACACCACACGAAAAGCAAGCCACCCAGCACGGCCATGCAGCACCCCGCACAGGGCCGCGCAAAGGCATTACTGAACAAACCAAGGGCGCAGCGGTGGGAGTTGATCACTCACAACCCATGAGGTCAGATCATTCGCAAACTGGAATGTGGTGCGCAGTTCCAGCAGTGCCGCGCGGAACAGCAACCAATGGCGACGGCGCGCCGCGACAACAGCCGCACTGCCCTGCACAATCACAGGGCAATAGCGTACCGCGTCGGACACACGCACACCCTTGCGATTGACCCGCTGCTGCGCAGGCCAGCCTGTCACACCCAGCGCCGCAGCATCGGCGGTCTTGGCTGTCTCCCCGTGACGGTTGATAAACCAATCACGCGGCTTGATGGATGTCTCAACCCGCCAATCAGGCATGGTGTTTGCGCGGGCATGTTCAACGATGGTCAATGCCATCTTCTGGCCACCGCAGCCTTCAGGCAAAACCGAAAGCGCCGAAGCCACGAGATCAGCGTCGGGATGCGGATCAGAGCGGCCGCCACCATCAACACGGCACCCCAGCTTTTCATGCTCGGCAATGATCGCGGTCATGCTGGTATAGCCAAAACCCTGCAACCAATCACCACCGAGGCCAACATGCTGCAAATCCAGTTGCGCGGCCTCGCGCTGAAATGCCCAGACGATCAGGCCCCAGATATCAATGGATTGACGCGCACCGGTCGCCGCAGTCGGGCGCATGCCTTGCACCGCCATCATGCGTCCACCCCACCTGATTGCCCTAGAGCTGCGATGTCGCGGCATTTGCGCAGCGCAGCAAGGCGACGGGCGCGCCAGCCAGACACATCAGACGAAAGCGCATCGCCGCGCGCCAGCGCCTCATCGCAGCGGGTCAAACGGGTCACGCTGTCGCCGGCCGCCTGCTTGATCTGGGTGATCACATAGGCGTTCGGCCAACGGCGCGATTTCTTGAGTTCGGCCAGCAGCTCAGGTGCCCAACCGCCGACCAACGCATCAGCGCCCAACTGCGCGGCAAACACGGCCCGGATCAATGGCGATGCCTCATCGCTGGGCGGCTGGATCTGGCCCGCCCATTCCAGGATGCGATTGGCAATTGGAAACCGGTCACGGTCTTTGCCAGCGGGATTGGATGCCGCCTGCTCTTCGAGCGCCATAAGGTTTGGCTCGGTCATGTAGGCCAGCCGGGCGCAAAGGTCTTTGACCATTTCATCGAATTGAAGCTTGGTCAGGCTTCCCGGCTTTGCCAGACCACGCCGCTGCAACGGTTGGATCAAAATCATATCGACGCGCTTCTCGCCATCGGCCTGTTGCGTGCTATCCATCAGCGCTTTCCCCTTCTCAGCAAATCTACGTTTCGGCGACACGCAATGCGTGCGTGGTCATTTCATCGGTCGAGAGCAATTCCAAAGCTGCGATACAGCGGCGAACCCTGTCGCCAACAGCTGCAGCGTTGATGCGACCACCACCGCGAATGTGATCGGCGATTTGCTTGGCTTCGGTGCGCTCATCGGCGGTGAAGAATGGCGCAGCATTTCTCGCGCGCGCTGTTCTTTTCTGGTTCCCTTCAGGTTCGTGTCCGACCGTCCGGACACGGGATTGGCCATTTTTCGGACACGGGATTGGCTGTTTTTCGGACACGGCTTTGGGCTTTTTCCGTGTCCGGTTTTCGGACACGGGTTTATCTACATCTTGTGGTTTTTCCTCATCACACCCCAAGACATAAAGCGTCCGTTTTTGGGTCTTCGTGCGGGCGTTTGAACGCTGGACGCGGCGGATATATCCGCCGTCTTCAAGCGTTTTTAGATGCAGGTTCAGAGTTGATCGCGACATCTCACACTCACTTGCAAGCAGCGCCTGCGATGGGTCACACTGCTTGGTGTGCTTGTTGTGGCAGTCCGCCAAAAAGACCAGCACAAGCTTAACGGCAGGCTTCAGGCCACGTTGACTAAAGGCCCAGCTTGTCGCCTCAATGCTCATGATCAATCCCCCCATCGGATCCTGAAACTACGTCGTCGATTGATTGTGCCCGTGTCCGAATTCCGGACACGGGTTTTGCGAACCGAGCGCCCGCCTCCAGTTCGGGATATGGTTCATTGGACAGCCCATATGCCTCAAGGCGTTTGACGATGTCCGGGACTGCTCGCAGGCGGTGCCAGCGCTGCTCTATTGCGATGCAGGGACGGCCCAGCCGATCAGCAATTGCGGCAATGCCATCTCCCGCCGATTTGGCGGTCAACAGCGCGCGATCGTCGCGCGAACACCAACGCGGATGGAACACAGATGCGAGATCCCTGTGTATCGGTCTCCGCTGTACAGGGGGGGGCTTTACGGCCACCAGCGGGGCGACCTCATTGGGTTCGGGTACCGATTGCGCGCGGCGCAGGCCAACGCTGTTGAGCCGCCCCCGCGCCTGCGCCGAGCAGACCGCCGCAGGCTTCACACCCAAGGCACGTGCCGCCTGCGCCTGCGATAGGTAGGTGACGCCGCGGATGACGATCGGCTGGCCCTTGCGGTCAGATGCCGGTTGTGTCATTGCCGCGCCCCCTTGCTGGTGGCCGCATATTGCATCGCAGCCGCAAAGACGCGTTCAAGCATGGATTGGGAATTGCGCTTAAAGGCCTTCTGAACGTAATCCTTACCAAAACCCAAAGCACGGTCTGCATCGCGCATCGACCGGAATGAAACCGGACCGATGACCACGGGCTTGGCAATGTGCTGGCCGCGCGCGTTAGGCCGGCCAATGTCGTTAGGGCGACCAGCGGCCAGTCTGCGATAGACAACAGAGATGTGAAGCCCGAAGTGCGCCGCCGCCGCTTCAGCACTTTCAAAATCGACACCGCGCACGCACACAGGCATCGGTTCCACACCGCTTTTGCCAGCACCACACCGGTGCAATGTGCCCGCACGGGCATGGGCACGCACGTTAACGGGATGAACCTTCAATTTAGCGGCAGCATGGTCTGCGTCACGATAAGTGACACCGCGAATGGTCAAATTAGTATGGCGACGCGCTGTCATTGCAGTCCCCCATTTTATTCATGTGAAATCACCCACTTGCGATGCGTCGAGAATGCCCGCCACAGCGTCCCGACAACCAAGATCGCAAGACCGCCACAGCAGCCATTCACGCGCGGCAGGCCAGCCGTTACGGGTCGCCTCCAAAGGGTTGCGCAGCTGCACAAACAAAAACGCATCGAGATAATCGACCAGCTGCAGGCAGTCCGCGTCATCCAGCGTCAAATGTTCATCGAACCCCATCGCACGCAACACCTGCGTCTCTAGTGCGGCATGGGCGACAACAAGATCGCCACCACATTCCTTGAATGGGCGCGACAGATCACCGACGCGGCTTTCGGCAGCATCATGCGTGACAGCCGCGCGCAGCAGTGCAATCGAATGATCGGGAAACAGAGTGATCACCAGCTGGGCGCAGCGCCCCTGATGTCCGCAGTTGTAGTCATCGAAACATGACATCGCCGGGTTCATATGCCAGCGGCGGGTAAACCCCGTAGCCCAAAGCGCATAGAGGCGGTCCCCGAGACCAGTCAAACCCATATCGGCATCAGAATTCATTGCACCACCCCCAAGCAAGTCTGGGCGCGCGGCATCACCCACGCGCCCAGCCCCAACAGGGAGGAGGTAGAGGGGCACATCATTCGGGCCACCACGCCCCCCTCGGTATGGTGCATACAGGGGAAAGGCACCCTGCCCGGATGTTCTGACTTTGCGCGCGGCTTGGACATCCGAGCTCTGGCGCGCTCAACTAATCGTTTGAAAATGGGGGGCACATTGATTGCGACCGGCCACGCCCCCCCGGTATGACCTTCCCGGCGATCCAAGCCCCAAGTGGGAAAAAGATCGTGGTCGCATGTTTCGAAAAAAGCGGGTGCAGCGAAGGGAAACGCCGCACCCGCAGTTGGCCGCGCGGCAGTTGGTGCGCGGCTTGGCAGGATCGGATGGTTGATCACCTGGGGAGGAAGACAGGCAATCCGATCTGATAGGTAAGCGACATGATGCGCCGCCATAATTTGTGTCGGAACTTTCGTTCCTACAGGCGCAGGGTGCATGGGCTGTACCACCATCCCCATGACCCTACGCCGCCCATTTCAAAAACGTTGCCGCACCAGCGGGATGGGTTTGATAGGCGATGGCGACCTTCGCGCCATTTGGCCCGCCGATCCCCAGCCACCATTTTTCCGCCGCCTTCTCAGTAACGCCATAGCAATAAGCGACCTCGATCTGGTTGCGGTAATGCGCATGCAAAAACGCGCGCCACATTTCAGGGAACGCTGCGCCAAAGGCATAAGGGTCAGCGGCCTGCGACTTTTGTGCGGATGCATTTCCAGACGACTGTCGTGGGCGCAGCGCGATAACGTTGTCGCATGGAACAGAAACTTGATTATCAGATATGCGGGCGGCTTGCGTCATGCGGATTGACCCTCCGTCACTGGATTATCGACCGGCAATGGCTTCGCGTGCAGACGCACAATCAAGTCCGCGTCGATTGGAAAGCCGCGCGCGACACCGCACTGAATTACTTGTGCATGAAACGCCGCAGGAATTGCGTTACTCAACGCCCACTTGTGGACACGATCGGCACTTACACCAACCTCATCGGCAAGGGTTCGGCGAAACGGCCACAAATCAATCAGGTCTTTTATCGTTTGAATTTCCATAGTCAGGATATTTCTGGAAGATTTTTCCAATTGTCAGCACTGGAATTTGTTTCAATAGATATTTTTTCCAGCATGGATATGTGTGACGTATGAAAATTGACCTCGAAGGCGTCGGCATACGACTGGAAGCAATACGCTCCGCACTCCACCTCCCAAAAGGTGAATTCGCCAAATCATTTGGCGTTGATCCCTCAAGCTATTCCAAGATCATCAAGGGCGAAAAGCCCTTGCTGGCAGATGCTGCATTTCAAATTTCAGAGCAATGGGGCGTCACAATGGACTACATCTATCGCGGGCGCCTTCTGGGGCTACCGGAAGAAATTGCAGACGACCTCCGCAAGCGCAGCGCAGCCAACCAGCCATAGGCTCTGTCAATCGAAACCCCGGTAATGCCACAAAATCCAAGCAGCAGTCGCTCCCTTACAGGGTATTTCACAATCATAAATGTACTCCAGCAAAAAATTTACTGCTTTTGGTAGCATAGCTTTAGGTCGACGCTATACGAAAAATGGAATATTTTTCTAATTTGCATTTGACAATGGAAACATCTTCCAATTAAACATTGCCCATCACTTCCCGATGGAGCAACAAAAATGCAAACCCAAAAGACCACGCACCCGCCTTCCAATAATCAATCCCTGCGCGATATCGTCACCGACCCGCAGCGCTGCGCGGATGACCCACAACTGCGCCGGAACACATGGCAGTTGCTGATGAACAGCCGCGGCAAATCCACGAACCACAAGCAGATTGTCAAAATGCAGCGCGCCGCCGGTCTCTACGGTCCATTGGCGCAGGATCAAATCCGCACAACCGAAGCAGAGCGCGCGTGATGGATGGGTATGCTCACCCGCTGATGGGTCTGCAAATACGCTGCGCCAATTGCGACAGACTATTGCCCCTGCAGATGCGCGAAACCGCCGACAGCTCCTTCAACGGTAGCGGCATATACCCAGAAAACTGGTCGCACACCAATAACGACCGCGAGTTTCACAAGGACAAGCATTCGATCTATCCGCTCGTTTTCACGATGGTCGCCCACCCCTGCGAGACCTGTATCGACAATGTAACCGCCCCCGCCCGCGCGCTGACCGATGCGATCGCCAACATCACCGATGGCAAGAAGGCGAAAAAATCATGACACCACTCTTTCAGCACAGCCCTATGGTGGCGTTCCTGGACCGGCTGACCCGCGACAGCACAGATGGCCACAACGACGCCTTCATGAACGAGGTCATGGAAAACGGCGGCAGCTATGTACCCCCAGCTGGCACCACTACGTCCAGCCACCTATTTGAAATCAGCCTGCACAACGTCAGCGCTTTCGGTGCGACCGAGGCCGAAGCGATCCGCAACTGGATCAAGGCCGCGACTGCAATTGTCGCCCGGACCGAAGACGACGGCTTTATCACCGTTCACCCTGCCATCGCGGAAAACTGCACAAACACGCCAATCGGTGGCCAGTGATGCGCAGACGCGAAAACATCCTCTATGCGCCGACGCATTCGCAAAGCTTTCCGATCTATCGGGAACTGCTTGCCCGCGATCAGGCCAAGGCGCGGCGCGCCAAGACCCGCCGCCGGATTGTTCTACTGACCGCCCTGATCCTTGCCCCATTTTGCGCAGCGCAACCCGCCGATACCCAACAGACGCCACCAATCGCAAAGGACCAGTTTCAATGATCACTGAACCCGCATTCATCTTGTTCGCGTTGAACCTCAAGAACACCACTGAACTCTCCGCGATCGTAGAGAAAGATGCCCCGAAGAAGCGCACTACCAAGCGCAAGGCAAAGGCATCCAAGTGACACGCCCCACCCCCACTACTCACGACGAAAAACAGGGGCTGGCCGCGCTGCGCCTTAGTCGGGCACAGCGACTGGGCTGGGCGCGCGGCATCCTTGACGACATCGAAACCCACTCTGATGCGCGCATCCGGCGCGCCTGCCGGACGATCTTGAACCACAGCGCCGATCACGCCGAACACCAACTGGCCAAAGACCTGTGGCGGATGGTGAATGACGGTAAATCAGCAGAAGCGAAGGCACGCAAATGACCAAGCCAGAGCGCAAGCCATTCAACACGCTGGAACCCGCCCAACAGGCAGGGATCCTGTGCAACGACCCGCAGTTCCAAAAATTCGCAGCCACGCGCAGCGGTCTGCCCGATCAACAATTCAGCGCCAGCGCAGCCGCGCAATACCTGCGCGATTGCTGCCAAATCCAAACCCGCCGCCAGCTGGCATCCGAGCCAGCCGCCCGCACCAACTTCCAGATCCTGCGCACCGAATTTGACGCATGGGCTGGCCGCATTCAAGCACCGAGATAGATCATGGCGGGACACACTTCATGTACAGCGGCACCCGCTACACAAGCGCCCCCTGCCATCGGCCACAATAGCCAACAAGCCATTGAACCCAATGAGCCTTTCGGGCTGCGCGCGGCATGGCTCCATTTCGCAAACATGGTCGAGGTGCGCCGCCTGGCCAAGCTTCACGGGCGGATAACCCGCCGCAAACAAAGCCTCGATGAACTGGTGGCAGAGCGCCAACTGATCATGAACCGTTGCATCCGGCGTATGCGCCGCGCTCAAGGAAAGAATTGACAAATGAAAAACAAGCTCTCCGATTTGAACGATCACCTCTTTGCGCAGCTCGAACGGCTATCCGATGAAGGCTTAAGCCCCGAGCAAATCGAGAATGAGGCAAAACGTGCAGCGGCAATCGTCTCAATTGCCGATCAGGTAAGCCGCAATACGGATCAGCGCCTGAAGGCAGCTAAGCTTTTTGCCGACCACGGGGCCGTTATCATGCCGATGCTGCCGGAGATTGGTAACGGTACAAAATGAACCGGCGCGCGATCAGATACAGCGATGCCGAACTCGCATGGATTGCCGCGCGCAAGGATTGGACGCGGCGCGAGCTTCATATCGCATTCGTCGCGCGCTTCAAGCGGCCAGACGTGAGCCGGCAGAACCTGACTTCACTGTGCAAACGCCGCAACTGGCTGACCGGTCGCACGGGTCACTTTGTCCAGGGGCAAGTGTCGCACAACAAGGGCAAGCGCGGTGAATGCGCAGCCGGCAGTGAAAAAGGCTGGTTCAGGAAGGGTGCAAAACCCGCCAACCGCGTGCCGATGTGGACAGAGCGTAGTGGTAAAGACGGCTATATCGAAATGAAAGTGCCGTTAGAAAACCCTTACACCGGCGCGAAGACACGGTTCATGCACAAGCACCGTTACCTTTGGGAGCAAGAGAACGGCCCGCTGCCCGATGGTCATTGCCTCAAATCGTTGGATGGCGACAAACTCAACTGCGATCCCGCCAACTGGAAAGCCATCCCGCGCGCGCTTCTGCCACGCCTGAATGGGCGTTTCGGGCGCGATTATGACAGTGCCGCGCCCGAGGTAAAGCCGACCATCCTTGCGATCGCAGAACTCGAACATGCCGCGCGCGTCGCAAAGGCGAACAGGAAAGTCGAAAAAGCGAATGACTAGACAACTCCTAACTATTGATGACGCCGCCCTTGAATGGGGTATCCCAAAGGCCCCGCTATTGCGTGCCGCCGAAAAACACGGCTATCTGATACGATTCGGGCGATCATCACGCATCTACGCCCGCGAAATGCCGGAGCTTATTGAAAAATGCCGATGCCCTCAAAAGGTGCCCGTCTCTTCTTACGAAAACGAAAAGGGCGAAAACCAACCTTCGTCATCAAGGATTCTGGCGCCGAAATCAGCACAGGCACGTCAGATCGCGGAGCAGCTGAAGTCCAGCTTGCACAATACATCTCGACCAAAAACCGCCGCAGTGGTCCAGTTGAAACCCGCGAAATAACGATATCGGATATTCTGTCGATTTACGGCAGCGAACACGCACCCACGGTCGCAGACCCCGTACGGATCGGCTACGCGATGTCCGCCTTGCTGCCGTTTTGGGGTGATCTTGCAGCCGATGCCGTCAAAGGCGAAACATGCAGGCGGTACGCAAAAATGCGCAACCGCGCACCCGGTACCGTCCGTCGTGAATTAAACACACTGCAGGCCGCGCTCAATTATTGCCAGCGCGAGGGTTACATCCTCACTGCCCCCAACGTAACGATGCCGGCCACACCAGAAACAAACCAGCGTGCCCTAACCCGTGATGAAGTCGCAGCATTGATCCGCGCCGCACGCGCCCGCAAACAAGATCACATCGCTCGATTCATCTTGGTCAGCATCTACACAGGAACGCGCAAAGCAGCCGCACTCAACCGGCGCCTTGCTGGCCCGTCCGTGAATGGTGGTTGGTTCGACCTCGACGCCGGCCTTCTTTATCGCCGTGGCGAAGGCGAGAGAATCACAAACAAGCGACGCACCCCCGTCCGGCTACCACGCCAGCTCTGGGCGCACGCCAACCGGTGGCAGCGCTCTGGGAATACATGGGCAGTCGAATGGCGCGGCCAACGCATTGCCGACCTCAAGACCGCGTGGGCCAAGATCGTCAATGATGCGGTCGACGATGAGGATTCAGTTCTGGATTGGAAGCCCACACCGCACAGCCTCAAGCACACAGCTATCACCTGGGCAATCCAAGGCGGCGCATCAGTCGCAGACGCTGCAGGCTTTTTCGCAACCAGCATTGAGACAATCGAGCGAACCTATTGGCATCTTTCGCCCCATTTTCAAAGCGGGGCACTTGCCGCAATCGAGGGGAACCGAGGGCGAAACAGGGGCCAATAA